CAGACCCATTTTCACGCTTAATTTATATTCACTGGTGGCGGTTTTGAGAAATCAAGGCCGCTGCTTTCTTTCTGTCATGGATGAAGATGAGATATTTTTTCCTGCTTGAAGAAAAAACAATTCTCCTATTCGACACCACTCCCAACTCTCCGGGATGTCAAAAGGCACTTCATCTGCAATGCAGGCAGGCTCATTTTTGCCGATCTTCTCATAAGGCAAATTATCGGAAAAGCCCAAGACAGTAATCTATGCGTATCGCGCTATCGACACAAAACGGTAAAGTGGATTTTATCTGCTTTGCCGTTTTTCTTTTTTCTTAAATTGAAAAATTTTCAAAACTGTATTCCAAAACAGCTCTGCGGATTCCTATTAGTGTAGGAGCTTTCAAAATCTTTTGCATAACGGCTTTCCTCTAGTTTTATGAGTGGAAAATAAACAAAATCCATGTTCTAAAATTAGGTAGTTCAACAAAATTTGAAAATCTGTATGCCAAACGCCCATTTTAGAATGTTATAGGTAGAGGGGAACGTTGGAAAAATGAATTTTCTTTGAACTTTCAAAAGACCCGGTTTAAAAACACCCCTTAAAGTTTGTATAGGGTATAGGAAGTGTTTTCAAAAGTAAGCCAATTCACTACGGTATCACTGATGAAATTCCCCGATACCTTACAAAGTCACATCGCACCTTGAAAATCGCATGAGCCACCCCAGCAGGATACCTCCGGTACGGAATGTGCATTCTGCGCGTCTTACCAGAAAAAACGTCGGAGAGAATCGGGCAGGAACGGGCTGGGACAGAGTGAACGGTAGTTAAGAGCAAGATTCGCCTTTGTATACAAAATCGCTCCTACGGGCGATTTCTCCACGCGGCATCTTGATGGGGATTGTGCTCCCCATACCCTCACATCGTGCAAAATCACATGATTTTGCCTGTTGGTGACCTGTCGCAGCAGGTCACAGCCGGAGTGCAGATGCACTGCCGGGAAAATCAAATTCTTGATTTTGGAAAGGAGACCCCATGCCACGAACAAAGAAAAAAGTGAAATCTATCGTAAAGACAAAAGTAATCTCCGCACGAGTAACAGAAACAGTACATGAACTTTTACACCAGCAGGCAGAAGATGCCGGAATGACCCTCTCTCAATTTGCAGCACAGATGCTGATGAAAGGCCGCGTGAATACCTCGTATGTGTTCTACGTCCACCCGGATGAGATCGAAGCAATCACACGGGAGTTTGCCGCCATCGGAAACAACCTGAACCAGATCGCGGCGTTCTTCAATAGCGGCGGTATCCAGTCGCGCGCTATGCTCGAAAACATCAACCATGCGATTTCCTGCATTTTTGAAATGCGGGAGCAGGTCGCAGAAATGGCAGGAAAGAACTATGGCAATCTTAAAGCACATCGCAAGTAAGAGTTCCAACTATGGTGCTGCACTGGAGTATCTGATTTTCAAGCATGACGAGCTTCGGAAGACTCCGATCCTTGACCAGAACGGAAATCGTATCATGCGGGATGAGTTTTATCTGGACGGTCTGAACTGTGAACCCTATTCTTTTGATGCGGCCTGCCAGCAGCTGAACCGCGAGTACCAGAAAAACAAAAACAAGAATGAAATCAAAAGCCACCATTACATCATCAGCTTTGATCCACGGGACAGCACAGAAAATTGTTTGACGGGAAAACGGGCGCAGGAGCTTGGACTGGAATATGCAAAAGCGAATTTTCCGGGGCATCAGGCTTTGGTCTGTACGCACATGGACGGGCACAATGGCAGCGGCAACATTCATGTCCATATCGTAATCAACAGCTTGCGAAAATTGGATGTGCCCCAGCAGCCCTTCATGGAGCGACCCATCGACTGCAAGGCAGGGTACAAGCACCATGTAACAAACGAGTACCTGAAGCATCTGCAGAAATCCCTCATGGATTTATGCCAACGCGAATTTCTGCATCAGGTCGATTTGCTGTCGCCATCCAGAACGGGCGTGACCGAAGCGGAGTATTGGGCGCAGCGGCGGCTGGATGAGAAAAAACAGGAAATCGAAAAGGAAGGTTTTACGCCAAATCCGACAAAATTTCAAACACAGAAACAGCTTATCCGGGATGCCGTTGCCGCTGCTCGTGAGAAAGCAATCTCGTATGAAGATTTTCAAAACATCCTACAGGATGAATATGACATTTTTGTCAAAACACAACGTGGGCGTTACAGCTATCTGCCGCCGGAACGGAACAAGTTCATATCGGAGCGTTCTCTGGGAGAAAGCTGCAAAAGAGAATGTCTGGAAGGATTCTTTGTTCAGAACGCCGAGAAGAATCTGCGGTACAAGGAAGACCCCATACTGATCTTTACGACCAGAACCAGACTGCGGCTCGTTGTGGACCTGCAGGAGAATGTCAAGGCACAGGAAAATCTGGCGTATGCGCTAAAGGTCAAAATCAGCAATTTGCAGAAAATGGCTGAAACGCTGGTATGGGTACAGGAAAACAACATCAACGACCTGACGGAACTGAACGATCTGTGTAAGACAGCACAGTCCAATGCGCAGGCAGCGTATGAACGGCTGTCACAGGCAGAGGATGAACTGTACAAAACCAATGAACAGATTCATTATGCGGGGCAGTATCTTTCTACAAAAGATGTCCAGCAGCAATTTGCGAAAGCAATTTTCAAGAAGAAATTCCGTGCAGAGCATTCCAAGGAATTGGACGCCTATGCAGAATCCGTGAAATATTTCCGGGAAGAAAACGATGGAAAGCTGCCATCGCTGAAATCCTTGAAACAGCGGAAAGAAGAACTGACGAAAGAAATCGCGGAGAGGAAAAAGGCATATGCTCCCCTGAGGGAAGAATCCCGGCGTCTGGAAATTGCATCGGACAATGTGTACAGCATCTTCCGAAAAACCAATGAGATGAAATCCGACCTTGCATGGAAACGCGAGTGGGAGGCCAATGTCCGTGAAAAGGCAAGGCAGGAGCAGGCTCGACAGGAACAGCGCGAGCGTCAACCGAAACGCAAGAAGCGCAGCTATGATATGAGCCTGTAAGCAGCAGGGTCTTCCACCCCGCACCCCGGAACCCTGCCGGATGCGTAAGCCCGTGCAGGGCTTTCCCATTCGGCAGGGACTTTTGAAAACGACTAGGAGGAAGTTTGAGTAAAGAGTACATCAAAGCACAGACCCCACTGCCCGCGTATTTCCCTTATCCGAAATTTCTGCTGCAGATGAGCCTTTCCCATACGGCACGATTGACGTATGTTTTGCTGCTGGACCGCATGACCCTTTCGCAGAAGAACGGCTGGGTGGATGTGCAGGGCCGGGCATATGTGCTCTATCCGTTGGCAGGGCTGGCGGAAGATCTTCAGAGCAGCATTTCCAGTGTCACCCGTGCCCTGCGGGAACTGGAAGCCGCACAGCTGATCGAACGGCGGTCCAATGGCTTTTCCAAGCCAAACCAGGTGTTTCTAAGCTTCCCATCTGCTGCGCAGAAATGCACAGTCAAGATGGTCAAAAATGAGCAGCCTGATTGCTCAAAAGTGAGCAATACGATTGCGCAAAACTGCACACCTAACCAAATAAATAAGAACAACCTAAGATTGAACCAACTGAGTAGAACCAAAGAAGCATATGGGCGTTATCGGAATGTTTTTCTGGAAGATTATTCGGAACTGGAAATGGAAATTGCAGAGTTGGATACTCTGATCGAAGACCTTTCAGCCTATATGCAGTCTACAGGCAGGAAGTACGCAGACCATGCGGCGACCCTGCGTAGCTGGTCAGCACGGAAGAAAAGACAACAGAAACCGGGAGCAGGCATCCCGGACTATACCTACAACAAGGAGGAAAGTTTATGACGGAAACGATCCAGACAGCGATGGACAGGCTTATGACGATCTCTGTGGAACCGCAGGACTATGTTGCAGAAGATGGGCTGCTGTACTGCGGCAGCTGCAAAACTCCCAAGGAAGCGTTCTTTCCGAATGGCAAAAAACTGTTTGGGCGTGACCGCCATCCGGCTGAATGCCGGTGCAGGCAGGCTACAAGGGAAAAGCAAGAGAAAGAAGAACGTGCAAGGATGCATTACGAGAAAGTGCAGCGGCTGAAGCTGCAGGGCTTTACCGACTGGGCGATGCAGCACTGGACATTTGCAAACGATCACGGGCAAAATCCACAGATGCAGCTGGCACAGCGGTATGTGGCCCACTGGCCGGAAATGCAGGAAAAGAATGTGGGGCTGCTGCTCTGGGGCGGTGTTGGTACAGGCAAGAGTTTTATGGCGGGCTGCATTGCCAATGCCCTGATGGAACAGGAAGTGGCCGTCTGCATGACGAATTTTGCCCGAATCATGAATGAACTGAATAACGCCTTTTCCGGGCGAAATGAAGTCGTGGACAGGCTCTGCGGCTATCCGTTGCTTGTCATTGACGATTTCGGCATGGAGCGGGGCACGGAATATGCGCTGGAGCAGATTTACAACATTATCGACAGCCGTTACCGCAGCAGGAAACCACTGATCGTTACCACGAACCTGACCCTGACGGAGTTGAAGAACCCGCAGGATACCGCACACGCCCGTATCTATGACCGTTTGCTGGAACTGTGTACACCGATTGCCTGCACAGGTCCCAGTATGAGAAAGGACATAGGACAGGCAAAATTGAATTTGCTGAAAACACTTCTGGCCTGAATGGGAGGAATGCAATTGAAAGAAAACGGCAGAATGAATTGGCTGGCGCAGATCCGCCAGATGAAGAATCGGGACATCCGCACGATTGAACAGTCTGAACTGCAGGAACTGCAGCAGGATGCAGTGGAACACGGATTGCCGCAGGAGGAAAGGCTGAAAAATCTGCTGGATAAGGTCCGAAATCCTTACTGCTATCTGGACAATGGAATTATTGTAAAGCTGAATTTTGCACCAAGAGGGAGCAGCACACTGTCTGAGCGCATTGGCAGGTGCTTTCAGTCTGCCAGCTGAAAAGGCAGAGAAACTTTCGGCAAGCTGCTGAAAAAACACGCAGAAAAATTTCACACTTTAATGCGATAAAGCACTGGACAAAAGATGATGATTCTGGTAAGCTGTTTGTGGGTAAGAAAATAGGAATGTGCCAACTGAGCAGAACTTGCTCGGTAGGCTTGTTCTACATAGAAAATGTGGAGCCTTTCGCTTCTCTGACGAACAGTATTGCCGATTCGTTAAGGAGGTGGAAGGCTTTTGTTATACCCTGATATCAATTCGCAAAAGAAAACACAGCAAACAAGATACCGCACAGCATTATATCTGCGCCTGTCCCGTGAGGATGGTGATAAGACAGAGAGCGACAGCGTTGCAAACCAGCGCACCTTGCTTGAAGCCTATGCCGCAGACCACCCGGAACTGTGCATTGTGGACGAGTTTGTGGATGATGGTTACTCCGGCTCGAACTTTGAACGGCCTGCGTTCCAAAACCTGTTCAGGGAACTGGAGCAGGGGACCATCAACTGTGTTCTGGTGAAAGATCTGTCCCGATTCGGGCGAAACTATATTGAAGTGGGACGTTATCTGGAACGTATTTTCCCGGTCATGCGAGTCCGGCTGATTGCTGTGACAGACAACTATGACAGTCAATCTGCGTGGAAGACCAGCGATTCCATCATGGTCCCGATGCGGAATTTGCTCAACGATGCCTACTGCCGGGATATTTCCGTCAAGATCAAGAGCCAGCTTGCGGTAAAGCGGAAGCGCGGCGATTTTGTGGGAAGTTTTGCAACCTATGGATACCAGAAGGACCCCAGCAATCATACCAAGCTGATCGTGGACGAACTGGCAGCGGAAACAGTGCAGAACATTTTTCACTGGAAGATCAATGGCATGAGCAATCAGGGCATCGCAAATCGTTTGAATGCGAAAAAGGTACCGTCCCCAGCTGCACGAAAGCTGCAGAGCGGTGCAAAGCTGAGCCTGCATTTCCGCAAGAGCGATGAGCCTCCATGGTCCGCCAAAGCAGTGGACCGCATCCTGCACAATGAGGTCTATACTGGGAAGCTGGTGCAGGGAAAGACACGACGACTGGATTATCGCTCCAAAAAGAAAATGAACGTGCCGATGCGGGACTGGACGGTCGTGGACAACACCCATGAAGCAATCGTTCCGGCGGAGCAGTTTGAACTGGTGCAGCGGATTCTGGAAACCGAGACCCGCAGGCCGAACGATGCCGAAACGGTGGCCCTGTTTGCAGGATTTCTTTACTGTGGGGACTGCGGCAGCCGGCTGGTGCGCAGGTCGGCCAGCTATAAGGGAAAGCGGTATATCTATTATCAGTGCTCCGGCAGCAAGCAGAACAAGGGCAGCTGCACGAGCCATAACCTACGGGATGAAAAGCTCCATAACATTGTGCGGAATGCGCTCCAGATGCAGATCCAGATTGTGATGGAGGAAGCGGAATTTGTGGAAAGCATCCGGCAGGCCCAGCAGGAATCCTACCGTGTGCGGCGCATTGAACGGCAGATTCGGCAGCTGACTGCAGAAAAGGCCCATACACAGGGCATTAAGGAAAAATTGTATGGGGATTATGCAGACGAAATCCTCACACGGGAGGATTTTTTGAACTACAACGAACTGTACAGCAAGCGGATCGAAGAGTATGACCGCAAAATCACAGAACTGGAAGCAGAACGGCAAAACCTACAGACTGCTCCAAACGCTTATCCGTTTCTGGATGTGTACCGTAAGTATCGAAAATTGGAAGAAATTACCCGTCCGATGGTCGTGGAACTGATTGAGAAAATCGAAGTGTATGAGGGCAATCGGGTAGAAATTACGTTCCGATTCCACGATGAAATTGCGGACCTGCTGGAAGAACTGCATCAAAAGCAGATGAGGCAGCATGAAGTATCTGCATGAAAGGAGAAGCCGACTTATGGCGAGAGTAAGCAAGAAAGTAAGTGCGGCGCAGCGGGAAGCTGAGAACGCACCGCACCGTATCTGGAAAACCGCAATTTACGCACGACTGTCCGATTTTGATGATGTACTTCGGGATACGGAATCACTGGAAGTGCAGATTTCCTATATCAAGGAGTACATCAATCACCGGGATGATTTGATGCTGCTGGATGTATTTGCGGACAAGCGGTGCACAGGGATGAACTTTGACCGCCCGGAATTTGAGAGGCTGCTGAAAGCACTGCAGGAACGAAAAATCGACTGCATCGTGGTAAAGGACTTCTCCCGACTGGGCCGCAATTTCGTGGAAACTGGTCAGTATCTGGAACAGGTGTTTCCATTGTTCGGCGTAAGATTTATCGCCATCAATGATAATTATGACAGCCTGAACAGCCAGAGCCGGGATGGGATGCTGGTGCCGATCAAGAGCATGATCAATGAGATGTACTCGAAAGACCTGTCCCAGAAGATCCAGTCGTGCTTTCGCTCTAAGGAAGCGCGGGGAGAAATCTATACCCCGGTTCCATTCGGCTACAAAAAGGATCAAAAGAATCATTTGGTTCTGGATGAGGAAGTCAGCGATGTGGTAGTTCGGATTTTCCTCTGGAAGAAATCCGGCATGAAAGAGCGCGAGATTGCAAAGAAGCTGTCTGCGCAGGGAACCCAGACACCTTTTACACGCCGCTGTCAGCTGGGATACCTGAAAAACACCTTGCGGGTAAAGGACCCAGCATGGAAGACTGTTTTCGTGACAAAGGTGCTGGAAAATCCAATCTACACAGGAGCAATGGTCTACAACCGTATTGCCTACGATGAAACGTATCGGAAAATCGGGCAGAATCCACGGGAAGACTGGCGGATGGTGCCGGACAGCCACCCGGCGATTATCAGCTGGGAACTGTTTGATGAAGTTTCCGCGTTGCGGGAAGCTGAGCAAGCGGTCAGGGAGGAACGGAAAACATGGTGCAAACAGCGCAGAAAGAACAATCCGAACATCTTCAAAGGCAGAATCTTTTGCAAAAAGTGTGGAGAAAAATTGGTTTGTCATTGGCAAAGTGATGGTACGCTGTATTTTTACTGTGCATCTTGCCATGTTTCAATTTCAGAGAAAGACCTCTGGAACGGCATTAACAAGGAGTTGCACCAGCGGATGGAAGAACACCGTGATTTGCAGAAGCTGGTACGGAAAAGCTCTGGAAAAAGCAAACTCCAATTAAAAGAAATAGCTACAAAACGTGAAATTGAACAGGCGTCAGGCAATATCGTTCGACTGGAATCACAGAAGCGCAGCGGCTATGAGCAGTATGTTCTCGGAAAACTTTCAAAGGAGAAATTTCTGGAACTGAAGCAAGGTGTAGAAAATGAAATCGTATTACTGAAGCAGACAAAATCTGAAAGAGAGAAAGAACTGGCCGTTGTTCAAGAAGAATTGCAGCAGAAAAAGCAGATCGCAGGAAACACCGAAGTCCTTTTGACGGTAGATAATCTGCTGCAGTATGTAAAGAAAATTGAAGTGGACCGCAGGAAAATGACTTATACGGAATTTGTGTTTTAATGAAAAAGGAGAACAGACAATGAAAGAGAAAATCTATGATGCCCGGACAGGAATGGAATATGTTTTGGTGGGTGATTATTATCTGCCAGCCTTGAAACTGCCACGGACCCGTCCGATTGGCCGCTGGGGGATGCTGCACAAGGCGTACCTGAAACTGCGAAAACCAGCCTATTACCAGAGCTTGCTGCTGAGCGGAAAACTGGATACTGTTTTAGCAAATGTGGAAGAGCAGGCAGTGGAACGATATGAGGTTTTGATCGAGCAGCTGAGCCGGCGGGAGCACGTATCGGAAAAACTGAAAGAAGAAAATCAGATGGAGTGGGTACGCCGTATGAGAAATCTGGAAAATCGTGCAGAGGAAATCGTAAAGGCAGAATTGATCTATACGTTTGAAGGACGGTGAACAGCAGATGATTGGAACCTACTACAGACTTTCCCTTGCGGACGAAGATGTGGGTGCGGATAAGGCAGAAAGCAACAGCATTCAGGGCCAGCGCGGACTGGTAGAGGGGTACATCATGGCCCGCCCCGAACTGGCAACAGAGCCGCGTCAGGAGTATGTGGACGATGGTTATTCCGGCACATCCACAAGCCGTCCTGCGTTCCAGAGGCTGATTCAGGACGCACAGGATGGCAAGATAAAAACAATCATCGTAAAGGACTTTTCCCGGTTTGTCCGCGATTATATCGAAGCAGGCGATTATATGGAGCGCATTTTTCCATTGCTGGGCGTTCGATTCATCTCTGTCAACGATGGGTATGACAGTGGAATGCAGGCCGGGAACGATGTACGCGGACTGGAAGTAGCCATCAAGAACATCATCAACGCATCCTACAGCCGGGATCTTTCTGCCAAAATCGTGGCAGCAGACCATGTGATGCAGAAAAAAGGAATGTATCTCGGAGGATACCGTCCATTTGGATTCCTGTCGGACCCGAACGACTGTCATAAGCTAATCCTCGACCCGGTAGCCAGTCGATATGTGCGGTTGATTTTTGAACTGGCATTGCAGGGCAACAGAACAGGCACCATCGCAAAAATCCTGAATGAAAATCAGATCCCGACCCCGGCAGCGTATCATGTGGCGGAAAACCATGTGTACAGTGAGCAGAAAGCATGGGATCTGCAGCGCAGCCATTGGACAAGTGGAACGGTTTACCATGTTCTGAAAAATGAGAAGTATAAGGGAACTTATGTGGGCGCGAAATTCATTATGCCGGTTCCCTGTAAGCATCGGGTTCTACGCGCTCCTTTGGAACAGCAGGTACGTATTGAGGACAGCCATGCCGCCATTGTGACCCCGGAGGAATTTGAACAGGCACAAATGGTCATCATGCTGCAGCATGGAAAACACCAGGCCGGGAACTACACAAAGCACCAGTATCCCTTGAAGGGCAAGGTCTACTGCGGCTACTGCCAGAAACTGATGAAATATCGTGTTCTCAAGAAGCTTGGCCCCTCGTTTAACTGCAGATTCTCAGCCACAGCGGTGGACAGTCCCTGCAAGCGAATCCCGATCTCTGAGGAATTGCTGGAAGAGATTGTCCGAAACGCACTGACAGTGCAGATAAAGCAGGCGGAGCATGTACTGGAAATCCTGCACGAACGGGAACGCAAAGCGTTGATTTGCTTTTCCGCACTGGAACGGCAGGAAGAAAAGCTGAGTGCAGAAAAGGCAGAGATCGTAAAACAGCGCGTTGCACTGTATGAGCAGTATGCCGACGGAAATATAAGCAAGGAAGAATTCGTCCGGCAGAGAGACGCCTACAGAGCGCAAGAAGATGAAAAGATGGAGCAGATTCAAAGGCTGCGTACCGAGAAAAATCAAGCTTTCCAGCCTGTGAAGAGGGACACCAATCATTTGCAGACTGTCATAAGTACTGTAGAAGAAGCAGGCGATGTGATGCACTTATCGCAGAATGTGGTAGAAACCTTTATTGACCGCATCGAGGTTTTCAACGATGAGCGCGTGAAAATTCATTTTACATTTGAGGACACATTGAACAGCTATGAGGAAAAGTGATTGCAGCGACTTTTTGAACTAAGGTATATAGCGAGTTTTAGCATTTAAAAACGGAGGCCCACATAAACCACAGACAGCACCCAGGAGAATTCGAGGGTGCGTCTGCAGCTTATGCGGGCCGTTTTATTTTGTGCTTTTTACTGCGAAATAATGTTAAACTCCAAGGCTGACAAGAGTGGCCTTTAACTCTTTTGCCATGCGAATAATGACAGTCTGTTCAGTTTCATTACAGTCCAGCAGCAAGCGGTGAAATTCGGAGTTTGCAGAGGAAGAAGAATGTTCAAGACAGTCGAGCAAAAGCTCATCCGCGGAAATGGATAAGGTGTTGGCAATTTCGACAAGAACAGAAATGCTAGGGATTTTTGTTCCATTTTCGATACGGACAATGTGTTCACGGCTACAGTTGATTTTTGCGGCGAGGGCTTCCTGCGACAGATTTGATTTTGAACGGTAGAAGCTGATTCGTTTTCCAAGAGAAGTACAATTTACGGACATATAGTGATCTTCCTTTCAAATGCCCGCATAAGATACTTTAATTATTTGACTTATGGAGAAATGAATCAAGAGGAGCCAAAGAGGCAATCTGCATAGAAGTCAGAATTTTTGTCTTTCCCTTCTAGCGGAGATGGCTTCTGAAGCTAAAATGTGACCCAGCAGGTCACATTTTAGGGAACAAGTGACCTGCTGGGTCACAGAAAAAATCATCTGATAAGCGTATAATAAAAGCATGAAATCAAGCTGCGAAAATAAAGTGGGGAAAACGAAATGGAACGGTTGCTGACACTGTATAGCGAAGTTCAGTCAACGGATGTACGGTGGCTGTGGTATCCCTTTATTGCAATCGGGAAAATCACACTTCTGCAGGGTGATCCCGGCGATGGAAAATCTACCATGATGATGAATCTGATTGCGGAACTTTCAACAGGAGGTAAGACCCCGGATGGCTGTAAGATCGGCGTGCCGCAAAAAGTGATTTATCAGTGCTCCGAGGATGGCGTTTCGGATACGATAAAGCCCCGATTGGAACGCTGCGGGGCAGACTGCAGGAAGATTGCTTTCATCAATGAAGAGTTTTATAACGGCCTCACATTGGACGATGAGCGCATCCGTCAGGCAATCATTGAATTTCGGCCTCGATTGGTCGTGATTGATCCGATTCAGGCTTATCTTGGCAGCGATTCGGATTTGCAAATCGCAGGCAGAGCGCGGAAACTCATGCGCCGCCTTGGAATGTGGGCTGCTGGTTACGACTGCGCTATCGTTCTGATTGGACACCTCAACAAAAAAGAAGGCTCCAAAGGGTTGTACCGCAGTCTTGGCAGTATTGATGTTGTGGCAGCAGCACGAAGCGTCCTGCAGGTGGAGCGAGATACCGAGAATCCTGATATAAGAATCGTACATCAAATCAAAAACAGTCTTGCGCCTACTGCAGAAGACATCCGCTTTTCCATTTCTGCCGACAAGGGCTTTCGATGGCTGGAATGCAGGCCACAGCTTTTTGAAAAACAACAGCCGGACGCCGAACCTAAATTTGATACAGAACAACAGAAAGCTGCCTACTGGATCAAGCATTTTCTTGAAAAAGGCGATATGAGTGCGAATGAAATATATTGCCGTCTGGACAATGAGGGGGTCAGCAAACGAGTTGCGCGGATGGTAAAAACAGAAATGGGAATCCACTGCTATCAGAAAAAGCGGAAATGGTATTGGAGCGTTCAGCCGGAAGAAGGTGCTATGAATGGATCGCAAGTATAAGGTTGGCGGCTATGTGAAACTTGCAAAACTGTGGGAACGCTCTAAGGATGCAGCAGTAGCCTATCACAGTTCCTACTATGCTGAAAAGTTCAGAGATGATGCAGATAAAAGGCTGGTTGGTGTTTACATCGACATTACAGGGAATAA